CAAAAAAATTTAAAGATTTTTTTTATCCAATATTAGATAAATTATATACTTATAAAAATTAAAGATGTAAAAATAAAAATTAAACATAAATCAAACACTTTCACACAACTTTCCCAATGATTTCATATAATTTATCTAGCATATTACTATTATATTTTTTATATTCTTTTTCATACATTTTCATATACATTTTCCACCAATAGGAAACATCACCAACATCTATATATTTCAATAATTCTTTAAACATGGCAATATCCCAGGGTTTTCCATCACTACCATATAAATCCAATACTACTAACTCCGGGTGTTCATCTGGATTAACCCACCTACCAAAGAACCGCGGCTCTATAGCATACATCTTATCTTTAAACATTCGGCTTATCATTTCAGTATCACCCGCCATTCTAATATTTTTTTGCTTTATATTTTCTATATATTTGGCAACCTCAGAGGCCATATATTTACTAGGTTTAATAAGTAATACCGAGGTCTCAATATTCATTCCATCCGAAGAGCGCTCGTTTTCATACTTATTATCATAAGGTATTAGTTCGCCGTGTAATTCATTTCCTTTACCTTTCCAATTGCAATATTTATTCTGGAACTGTTTAAATAGGCGGCCCTTTTCGGTGAACTCTTTAAAATATCTATCCTTAGGATTATTACTAAGCTTGCCCATAAATATGGCAGCAGGGGTCCGCAAGTTGAATAGACTGAAAAAGTCTTTCTTAAGAACTAACATATCAGCATCTAGAAATAATATTTTATCATATTCTGTAAATTCGAATATTCGCAATTTTGTAAATGTCTTTGAATAACTCTGTTGTGTATTTGGATTTTTATGTTTAATGAGCTTAGAAGGTATCTGTATGTATTCAACTTCTATTACGCGATCATATATTTTTAATATGAGGTCTCTAGCATCTGGTGATACATCCTTAGTAACCATACAACACAAATCAATGTTTGATATATTTGCTGGCATTACTTTACGTATGCTAGAACCAAGTAGCAATATTCCCGGCAAATAGGCATCACCGCCAAATATAAGTGACATTATAGCATATTTGTCTTTTTTATTTATATTTATATTTAATTCTTTGGTAATTTTACTGCATTTTGTTTTATTTTTTCTATCTGGGCAACAATATAATGTAGATGATTTTCTAGATGATTTACTAGATGTTTTTTTTGTTCTGGAAGATCTAGATTTAATATTACTCTTTCTAAATATAGTCATTCTAGATATATATACTATATAATGATATAAATAACTTATTGATATAAAAAAGTAAAAATAGAAAAATAGAAAAATAGAAACATAATACATAATACCATAATACCATAATACATAATACATAATACCATATTACATTACTAAGGGGAGCTAGCAACGCCGCGGCCAGCGCCATTACCAGCGCTATCCACCAGGTCAAACATACCTTTATATTCAGTATCCCAGGTCCGCTGTAAATTTACAGTAGGATTAAAATAGGGATATGGCGTTTTGAACATAGGGCTACTATTTACACCTACTTTCAAACTAGTTTGTTTTTCAATAATATTTGCCCCATGAGTGTCCCAGCATTTAGACTGTCTCCTAGAAGGAAAAAGAGCTTGTGGATTTTGCGCTGCCGCATCAATACCTAGTGGCAAGAAATCCTTCTGAAATTCAGTTGGTGTAGGTACTTGTTTGGGTCGTCCTTCGTCATCTGTCAATATAGAGAAATCTATCTTTGACTTATTGAGACCCATAATATGATATTCATTACGTAAAAGATTATTATCTTGTAAAATTAGTTCTGGACCAGCTAAATCCATAAATTGCTTCTCTGGTAATTTAAAGGCATTACTAAAATTCATATATTCAACTTCAACTTGTTTAGTAGCAAAATTTACTAAGAATATTATAATCATTCTCTTAGTTTCTAGATTCCTCATTTCATGTAAGAATACGTCCGCTGTAAATTTAGTCTTCTCTCTAGATACAACTTCTTGTGTTAATTGATCATATGCAGTAAAATAATAACTCATTCCTGTTTTAGTATTAAGCTCATTTATAATTTTCCTAAGAATATCAGTAATAATTAGTTTAGTAGGCCGGTCAATAGTCCAGGGAGCATCACTATTATTAGTCAATCCGCTATAAGTTCCATCGGCATTTGTAAATCCTTCTTTACTCATACTAAAACTACCATTAGCACCATATCCACTTCCAAATGCACTAAATATACTTTCTTTTTTTCCATTTCTACTATCTTGATTATATGATAATTGTATAAGTACTAGTATTATAATAAGTGTAAAGATTAAACAATATGCTATATACATTTTTAGATTAGTATTTGATTAGTATTATTAGTATTATTAGTATGATTAGTATTACTTACTATTACTAAATATATTAGAGATAAAAACAAAATTGAATTAAAATATATAAATAGAAATATATAAAATAAGAAATTTCAAATAAGAAATAGATTTATAAATAAAGTAAATATAAACTGTATCTAGAATAATCTATAATATAATATAATGTTATGAATATATTTTATATACTTACAATATTGTATCTAGAATGATAAGATTTGAATTATTCTATTTACAATGTATGACTTCTAATATAAATTGGCAATCTAGAACAATTAAAATTAGAAATAATATAAAATATATTCATACCACTATTAAACATTTTCATTTCCCAGATACAGATTTGAAAGAGAAAGCTACATTACCATTTATTACATACAATGATATATCTAGAATATGGTTAACTAATCTTGATAAATATAGTAAACTATTTCATATAGATTTTAAGAAATTAGTATTAGGTAGTGATTATTCATTAGCACCTATATATTTGTATAGGGATGTAAATAATAGGGATATAAATAATAGTAATATTATAATAGGTATCTTTCTATTTTCATCTATTCCAGAGTCAAAAGAGATTAGTAATAAAACTATAAGTAATAATATAATTGTTACCTCACATATATTTCTATCTGCTATAAAACCTAATATATTATCTACACGTCAATGTGATATTAATAAATATAATATTTTATCTGGAATACTAAATTATCAGAATGAAATGGCAAAATGTGAAAAATGTGAAACAAATACATATCTAGAAATAGGAAAAAATAAACTTCTCTGGAACCATATATTTATTAATGCTAGAAACTATTTACCTAAATTAGAGATTAGTATTATAGAGTAATTCATAGAGTAATTCATAGAGTACTTCATAGGCTAGTTTCGAAGTCTTCTAAATCCATAACACTGCCTAGATCACTAGCATTACTTTCTGCATAATTATTATTATTATTATCAAATTCATTTATAATAGGTTCTGTATTATTTGCTTTTCCGCGAATAAGATTTAATGGTGTTGAATTATTACTTGAACTTTGTGTGGTAGGTTTATTACCACCTTTTAATCTATTTATTGGTGTTGAGAATTGATTAGATGATGCAGGGGATATTGATATAGGGGGCTCAAAATCGGGTAGAATATTAAGAGGGTCATCATCATCAATATTAGTATTGTTTATTTGAGCCGATATTTGCTTTGAAGATTTTCTAGCTGATTGAGAGGATGATTGACTAGATGCTGATTGGGATGATGTAGTTTGATTATTCTGAATTGGTATATGTGTAATTGTTAAATCATTTTTTCTATCTAGGATAGTATTTATTTTATTTTTTAATAAATTGAAACTTACATTGAGACTATTGCTTGATTCACCATTTTTATTATTATTATCATTACTATTATTACTACCATTGGAGGCTTCATTTCCATTTGTAATTGATTGATAGATTGAATAGATTACAGACGATACATCCAGAACAAATAATGTCCAATAATAATTATTTATAATAGAAAGAATAGATACACCACAATAATTTAATACAGCATGACTTAATATATATAAAATACTACCATAGAGAACTGTTGAAAATAATCTATTCTCAACTATAAATGAAAATGAACTATTATAAAGTAAATAATAAAACATATTTATTTTTTATAGTTTATTATTTTTCTATATTAAAAATAAAATTATAAAACGTAAAATACATATAATAATTTTAATATATAATACTAAAAAACTAAATATATTACATATAATTACATATATTTACATATATTTACAAATGGATTTTAGTATTTGTCCTCATTGTGGTGGTTCTATACACATTGAACAATTAAACTGTGGTATATTTAGGCATGGTGTTATAAAGTCATCCGGACAACAGATACCTCCGCATGCTACTAAGGAAATTTGTGATGAATTTTATAGTAAAAAATTAATATATGGTTGCGGTCGGCCATTCCAAATTGTAAATAGGAATGGTTCTTTTGTATCAGAAAAATGCGACTATATATAGATATCAATATATATATATCAATATAAAGATAAATATAAATAATTGTAATAGAAATATAAAATGGATAATATTATGAATAATCCTAATAAAAAGACAATTACCTTTATTACTGGTAATAAAAATAAGGCAATTGAAATAGAAGCGATTCTAGATAATTGTTTATCCTTGATACCTTATAAATTAGACTTGCCAGAATTACAGGGTGAGCCAGAATATATTGCCTCTAATAAATGTAGACATGCAATGCTAAAAGTTAATGGTTCTGTAATGATTGAGGATACATCATTGTGTTTCAATGCGCTAGGAGGTCTTCCAGGACCATATATAAAATGGTTTTTAGATAAAACGGGTCTGGATGGTCTTAATAAATTATTACTTGGTTATGAAGATAAAAGCGCTTATGCTGAAACTATATTTGTCTATACAGAAGGAGAAGGGCGGCCTATGTATAAATTTGTTGGGAAATTACATGGTAAAATTGTTCCAGCGCGCGGTGAATTTGGCTTCGGGTGGGATGCTATTTTTCAACCTGATGGATATGATCAAACATTAGGGGAAATGGAACCATCTAAAAAAAATATGATTTCACATCGTTATCTAGCTTTACAGAAAGTTAAGGACTATTTTGTAGATAATTCATAGTAAATGTAGTTTTTGTAGATTTTGTAAATTTTGTAGTTTTTATAAATTTTTTAGCAAAAAAAAGTATAAACTGTAAAAAATTGAAAGTATTTTTTTCTTTTTTTATTTAATATTATTATTATTATTATTGAAAAATTGATCTAGCAAAATATTCCACTATGTCTACCGATTTTGAAAGAGTGATGAAAAACATTGAGCTTAATCAAACAATTAATATATTACCTGTTAAGCTTTGGGAATCAGAGAAAGCAATGTCAATTGGTAAGGAAGAAAGTACGGATTTGAAAACAAAACGCCGTCCGATTTTTGAAATTACAAGATTTGCTGGTAAAAAATATATATTTAAATATAAACAAATTATAGGTGTAAGTGGAGAATGTACAACAGATAGAGAAGACGGTGATTACTACAATATATGGTTGCATTGTCTTGACGGAACAATACTAAATTTTTCGGGAGATGAAGCAGAGAAAAAATATATAGAATTTCTACCTTTAAGTGTTTTCTTGGAAAAAATTAAACCTTTGTTGCCAGAGCCACTCGCACTACTAGAACCACCTGTACTGCCAGAGCCACTCGCACAATCCGGAGTTTGCAAACACAAATTCATCTCAATGGAGAAAACAATCTTTTGCGAAAATTGCGGACGCTCTGCTCTTTAATATTAGAAGAAGGGAAACTTATTTTTTTATAAAAAAAATATGATTTTAAATTCATAATTCATAATTCATAATCCATAGTCCATAATTCATAGTTCATAATTAATATATTCCTTCTTCACGAAATCTTTCAATATAATCATAATCTTGGAACATATATTGGAACATTTCTTGTATCCAGTCATTTTTTTTATTAACTTGTAAAAATAATTTTTCATATTTTACATTATTTTTTTTAAGTTCATCTAATATTTTAGTAGTAAGAATAGAATCAAGAATGCTTTCAGAATTAATCCCCTTGCCATCCAGTACTAAATAAAAGCCATACTCTTGTCGTGTTTCATAAGTGCTTCCTACAAATAATATATCACCAGATTTAAAATTTTGTGTGTTTATATATTTATTTACTCTGTTGTCTAAACCTTTTGCCATTTCTCGTGTTATATATCCAGTATTAATATATTCTGGATTTATTTCATTTGAAATTTCATAAAACTTTGCGCAATAAGATGTTGTTGCCATTTTGATAGATTTTATTATTTGTTGTAATATTGTATTTGTATTTCAAAATTTTAAATATGAAAATTCAATTTTTTAGATGAATTATAAATGTTTGTAAATTATTAGGGGAAAATTATTAGGGGAAAAATAGTTAAAAATATGAATACATAAAAAAATTAAAAAATTAAAAAATTAAAAAATAAAAAAACAAAATACATAAAAATATTTTACATTTCTGGTTGCCTTTAGGTAACCTAGCTTTTAGTGAAGTTTTGGCAAAACTTCAGTTGTAGAGCCCCGTTTCCCCCGCATCATTACAAATATGGCAAGCATCATACATTTTCTTTAATTCGGCTAGGTTTTTAATAGCGTCATCTGGCTTGTCCAAATATTTCATCAAATATTGTTGTAGCAAGCTAGTAGATATTTTAATATTCAAATCTTGTAATGAATCGAAAAATTCCTTTGCTATCTTAGCCGTTTCTGTCTCATCTGATAAT